ATTTCTGTACTTCGCAATCTCGGCTTCAAGTTCTGCAATGCGGGCGTCTTTTGCTGCAAATATATGTGTGTTGATTTCGTCAAGAGGATTCTTCCACGGTTCGCTCATTCCACCCCCTCCCCATCTATCGGTATTTCAACTATCCACTCATAATAACAATCTCCACAAGTTATTTTGATGTGCGTCAAGTCAACCCAATCCCATTCAGAGTAATATCGCCTATTCCCACTGCATTTTTTGCATACTACATGGTCGCTATCATAAAACCAACTGCTGAATTCGTCCCCCGATATGCACTCGCCCGGCTCTGCATATTCAGGCTCAACATTCTTTTCACAGAATCCGCAGCAATACCAATTCTGCCAATTACCTTCCCATAATCCGTGGTAATTTCGCATTCTCGAACCTGCTGGTAGTTTCCTGCCGCAGTAGATACATGAATGCGGCTTTCTCGTCTTCACATATTTGTATTTTCCGAAGTTACCCATCTATTTCCCCTCCCCATCTATAGCCTCGTATACTATTTTCGCATTCTTACCAGCATGTAGCCTCCATGTCTTTCCGTCAAAACTTGGCACAAATCCTGATTCCCACAAATCGATGCACGACTGAAACGGGTTTTTGCCTTCTTCGTGTTCCGTGTATTTCCATTTTTGCAAATTAAAAAACGAAGAAATATAACTCCCGACCGAACCCCATACCGAACCCCATACCGAACTCCATACCGAACTCCATACCGAACTCCCGACCGAATCCCCGACCGAATCCCCGACCGAATCCCCGACCGAAAACCATACCGAATCCCATACCGAATCCCTGACCGAACCCCCGACCGAATCCCTGACCGAATCCCTGACCGAAGCCCCGACCGAACCCCTGACCGAATCCCTGACCGAACCCCACTGTTTCAACAACTCAATTTCTCTATCCGTTACCTCTCCAGCGACTACATCTCGAAGCGAATGAATTATAGGCTTGATTATTAATTCCGGCACTATTGTCTTGAAATCAAGATTTTTGCAAAATTCATGTACAATCTTCGAATCGTCTTTATTAGGCATACTGTCAATCTTAAACTCTTTCGTCAAAGGATTGTACTCATACTTATTCAGCATATCCTCGTCGTTGCCTTTAAAACCGTAAGAATCTGCTATGCTTGTGTGGCTGTCCGTTTCGTACGTTAATTCCCCTGCAATTATTCTTTTACGCACCGAATAATCAAAATAATACGCCTTACCCGCTCCATCGCTTACTACACTAAAAAATTTACACATTCTACTTCCCCTCCCCATCTATCTCAGCTATAGCCGCCCAAGCTTTTTCAAGTCCTTCCGTCCACCGCATATTTGTCATAATATCTGTGTTGCCTTGAAGTAGTCTCTTTATTTTCGGGCTGTGCCTGAATCCATCGTAGTCACTGTGTATTAATTCCAACGCTGCCCTTGCCTGTTTCAGCAACGCCGCCTGACGCTCGCATTTGTCCATGTAGTGTAAGGCTGATTTGGCACACATTTGCCGGCAATCGTATACTGATTCCGTAATGTCATCAAGTAAACATCCCATGCACGTCCTATGTGTACTGCACCTTGCCGCATCCTGTAGCTGTTCTTTGCTTAATACGTTTATTTCCTCACTCAACGCTATCCCTCCTTTTCGGGCACCACATCGGACTGCAAGTAAGTGCGTATTCCGATGATATGTTCTTATTGTTTAATGTACACTTGTAATGATTTTTACCTTTTTGGTTAGATGGATATATTATTAAATTATCGCAACCCCTGCATTTTGGAGCCCCTTTGTGTTTTGTGCCGTATCTCTTAATACCGGTTCTCTTTGCGGCTTTTCTTACAAGCACAGGTATATAGCTCGGACTGTAGAAAAGCTCTTCTGATAATGTAATATATGTGTCCTCTGCGGTATATTTTTGCCTTAGCTTGTTAAATCTTTTAATAATTTGCTCATCTGTTATTTTCACTTGCGCCACCACCTTATTCTTCTCCGCAAAGTTCTTTAATTTCAACCTCTGCGGCAAGTTTTTTCACAAGCATACTAGCTTCTTTTTTTGTCATACTTCCGAAAGCATATTTGTCCTCGTCAATATCAAGATTTTTCATTAAGTCCTGAATATATTCTTTTTGCTTGAACGTAATTTTCTGCGTGGATGAAACATGCTTTTCACATTTCTTGTTTGTGCAACTCTCTCCGACAATAAGAGAACTACATATCTTGCAGAATTCGTATCTGCCTATTTTTTTATTAGCCATAATCACCATCCATTCTGTCAATTTTCACTTTTTTAATTACGGACTCATGCCTTTCTTTTTCTACCCTTGAGACGACAACCATTTTTCTTATTCCGGCTGTTCTCTCGTATTGTGCCTGTCTTTTTGTAATACTTAGACTGCTTGATATTTCGTCCCATGTATGCCTCTCGATATAAAACCCTTTAACAACATTTACCTGTGTTTTTGTAAGGCAACGAAAGGCATTGTCCAATTTTTCTATGACATAAGATACATCCAGTATGTCGCAACTTATCTCTTTCTTGAGTTTTGAACTTGCCTCCCATGTTTTATTTCCATAACTTGTCGCAATATTCCCAGTTTTGTCGCTTATTGAGCCTTCTGGCCTTTTAGGCAGTGCATCATACGGATGTGTCTTCATACTTTCCGAGTAAATAACTTCACTGTTGTCTCCTAAAAACTCCTTATTTTTAGCTGACTCAAGCTCAATATTAAGGCTCTTAAGGAGTATTTTTATTGTATTGTATTCTTTTAATAATTCTTCTATCTGCCCATATCCAATATAAGACACGCCAAGCCCTCCGTTTTAAGAGTTTTATCGTAACAGCATGATATTGAAACCAGCTTTCTCAAGTTGCTTTATTTTTCTTTTAATTCCCCACTGCGTAAAGCAGTCCGCATACTTCTTGTGTATATTCCTTGCGTCCCTTATCACATATGAGGAACAATACTCAAAAAGCTCTAAGTCTTTTTCTGACCTCCCCGGTGCACGTGGCGGCCAGCAGCCCATTCCATATTTCCCTATCTTTCTATCGAAGTCCTCAAAACAAATCACACAGCATCCCTCCATTAACTTAAAAAGGTAATTCATCTGAACTGTCGTTAATTTCATAAAACCCCTCGTCAGCATCTGATTTAGGTTCTGTTTTTGGCTTTTCTTGAGCACTCGTACTGCTACCGGACTTTTCGGTATTGGAGCTATTATTACTATCTTTGTTTTTTGCACTGTCAACAAAATAAGCTTCGTCAACAACAACTTCTGTTGCGTAATGTCTTTTGCCGTCATCGTCTTCCCAGTTTCTCGTCTGTATACTTCCGACAACACCTATTTTTTTACCCTTGGAAAAATAGTTTGTTATAAACTCAGCTGTACTTCGCCATGCAACCATTGATATAAAATCTGCCTGTCTTTCTTCGCCTTCTTTCTTAAAGCGTCTGTCAACTGCAAGGGTGAACTTACAGACAGGAATGTTGTTTATTGCGGTATATTTTATCTCCGGGTCTTTTGTCATCCGTCCTATCAAAATTGCCTTATTCATAGTAAATCTGACACCTCCATTTGTTTATAATAATTTTCATATGGCACTTTAATATAATCTAATACCTTTCCCATGCCTAAACCGCCTTTCTCCCATTCTTTGAAACAATATTTATATAGTTTAGGGTGTGTTTCTCTGAGTCTTTGAAATCTATTAGGTTCTTCTTCTAAATGAACTCCGAAAGCACAGAACACACACCCTGTAGACTTATAGCCCATGTCGTATATTTCCGAATACGGCACATTAAAATATTTTATATATTCCCATATATCCGTTGCCGTCCAAAATGAAAGAGGTCTTGAATGTGGCCTTACTAATTCAAAAGCATTGCATCCATGATGTAAATATGCTGTCATTCTTTTCGCACTTTCACTTGCCAGTGTCCCAATAAACGGATACACTTTGTTTTGTTTTTCAAACCGTATAAACGGATACCTTTTCATCATACTGCAACATTCTGCGGATATTTTAAACGGAGCACCGATAAGATACATCCATTTGTTTGACAAAGTATAGTCTGTTGTACCGCCATTTGCAGTAATGCCATTCAGGTATCTGTTTTTTATTTCCTTGTCGTCAGGGTTCTGCCGTATCCTGTTTATATACGTTGCCTGTTCTTTGCTTATAACTGGATAACCGTACACCTCTATTGTTTTTCTGAAATTCATATCTGGTGTCAATGGTATTACGTTATTCGTGTGCTTTACAAATGCCTTAATCTCGGGGAACTCAAGCCCAGTGTCAACAAAAACAGCGGGCACATCGGGGTACAGCGACCTCACAACATGCAACAATACCGTGCTGTCCTTACCGCCAGAGAACGCAACGTACACATTTCCATTCCAGTGTTCATACCATTCTCTAATTCTTTGCTTTGTCTTTTCCAGCTTTACGCTTAGTGGAAGTTGTTGCATCTGTTTTAGTTGCCATCTTTCCATTTTCTTTTATCCTCATATATTCGTCGATAAATATTTGACCGTCAATTATTGGGTTTGCTTCGACTTCATTAGTAAAGTACAAATTTACTTTATAAACCAATTTTTCTCCATAAGTCACGGGAACGCCTACTTTTAAAGCGAATTCCCGTTCTTTTATAGCTCCTTCTGACTTTTCCCAGCCCGGTATCATTGCAACCATATCGCACTTTTTCAATATCTCCAGACCACCATTAAGGAATAAAATATCTGGTACAACTCCGTCCATTAGCGCAGAATTACTGTGTGGGCATATGACTGCATACCCACAACGCCAGTATAACTTAGCCCACCTCCTCGCCTTTATAATATTAATTATCCTTCCTGGCAGTCCCCATTTACTTCTATAAGGGCCAGCAATATAAATCACCTTCATAACTATCACCTCTCTATTTTGGTTTTGTTGGAGCAATCAAGTAAACATATCTCTTTTTGTCCTTGTGTCTTATATAAAACAGTGACTGTTTCTTACTGTCAAACTCAAGCAACATTTCTTCATCGTCTATATTCTTAAAAATATCTGCCCAGTATATTGGGTTGAAGGATATTGAAAATTTATCACAACCGGTTTCAATATCAACAGGTTCCTCAAGAGCACCTAGCTGTGATGAACACCGAACAACCATTTTGTCTTGCAATATATCAAAAGTGATTGGGACTATAGTCTTGCCTGTTCGACCGATGATTAAACACCTCTTAAAAATTGAATAAAGAGGCTCTTTTGTGACAGTAATGCTGGTATCGTTTTCTTTGTTAATAAACTTTTCAGCTTTAAAGAATTTTGTGTTTGAAAGCCTTGACACTACCTTGAACTCGTCAGACATAAGTGTTATAAGGTTGTCGTTGTGGTATATCTTGAGTTCACCAAAGTTCAGCATTTTCACAAGAGTGTACATATCATTAGTCGGAATTGCAATACTGAAGTCGACCTCGCTCTTGACCTCTTCGCACCTAAACGACATTCTTCCAGCCTCAAGAGCAAACACGGAAAGGTATCCACCCTTAACCTCAAGAAACACGTTGCAATAATTAGCATTGTTTTCATAAGCTACCATAAACGATAAATCGTTTATCATTTTTTTGAAAAGAGATTGCTCGACATTAACACATTCAAGCTCTTCAATGTTTTCAATGACTGGTAGCATTGGGAACTTTTCCACATCCGAGCAGGGAACAACCATTGATGAAAAGCCAAACTCAAGACAAAGAGAACCGCCTCTTACACTTAAGCATATTTCGTCATCATCTATGGAGCGCACAATATCTATTAATAGCTTCGCATTAACCGCAACAGTGCCCTCCTCTTCAATCTCAGCGTCATCTACAACATGCTCAATGCCTACACTGAGGTTTGTGCATGAAACTGTTAGTTTATTGTCCTCCGCCTTAAGGAGCATGCAAGTTAAAACTTCCAGTATTGGCTTTGAAGTTATAACTCTTGACGCTACAACTAAACTGTTTAAAAATATATCCTTCTTTACAATAACGTTCATATTTTTTTGGGGCAGATAGCAGGTGCGACTGCCCCATAGCCTCCTTTGCTAAAATTTATGAAACCTTTTTGCCGTCAAAAATTGACTCCTGATGGTGTTCGTTTTCCGCTTTCATTAATTGTTTCAACGCAGATGTCCATAACCCGTGTTTACGGACAATAGAAACAAAATCCTCTACGGAGTGATTTTGAATAGAGTATTTTTCTTCTCCAGTTTTTTCGTTTATATCTCTGCAACAGTGTGTGAGTTCATGGTCTACAAGAGCTTCACGCATTTCAGTGGGAGCTACGTCCCATACCTCTTTGTTGATAATTATTAAAAAGTCAAGGTCGGTGAGGTAGTTCCATTTTTCAGACACCTTCTCTGCGGTACCGTAAATAGTCTGTCCCTTGCTTTCCCATTTGCCATTCCTGAACAAGCAATGAATGTTTGCGTTTGCAAGATGTCCGTGATACCTGTTAATTAACTCTTTCGTTGTGTTTTCAACTTCTATTGCTTCCGAGTACTTAAATACACCTTCGTCTTTCAAAACAATCATCTCCTGTAAATATATTAAACACTAGCCTCTTCCCAATAAGGTATAATCGCCTTATGTTTTGATATTTCCTTATACTCCTCCCTTCCTATGATAATTAGTTTTTTGTACTCTTCGGGATAATACCTCTTAAACCTGTTAAGCTTGGTCTTGCTTTTCGAGTCCATATATCCCTTGACCTCCACCCAGGTGTCCTCCTTCGGAAGATAAAAATCCGGCTTGTATGACACACACCCCCTTTTAACTGGAAACTCAAACTGTTTTGGTTCGTATGTCCACTTGATGCCGACAAAATTGAAATACCTCGCTATGTTTGCTTCCCAAGAACTCCTAAAAAATACATTATCTAAATCTTCTCTTCTTCCTCCCGCGAAAGTCTTTTTTTTTACGTCTGACAAATTGTCATCTTCATCAATAGACTCAATATCTTTAAGATATTTAGGGTTTACCTTTAACCCTTTGTTGTTTTCAAGAACTTCTTTTAACTGCTTTACTGTCCAATTCGTCACTTTGTATCACCACCAAATTTATGTTTTTTGTATTAGCCCGTATAGCGCTTAAAAACACTTAAATTAGCGTTCAAATATTTTAGGGTATCCTGATACCTTTTTGCAAACTAAACACAAAACCTCAAGTTAATTAACTTAACAAAACAGCTTATATTTGATTTTTAGCGTGCATAATCCTCATCCTTTCAGCTTGTTTTTGTTTTTGTTCATCTGTTAATATTCTCGGCTTCCTTATTGCCACAAACTTTTTAGGTATATCGTAAGTCTTTGAGTGAGCGTCTTGTCGCTTTAACACGAATGTTTCAGGAAATTCCTCGCAAAGCTTATCCATTTTTCTCATCCATGCGTAATTACATGTGTATACTTCTGCTGTTTTTTCATCATCATTAAAACTGATAATTGTTTCCCTTTCCCAATTTGATAGCTTGTATTTGTTTTCCATGGCATCATCCCTCTTTATCGTGTGTTTTTAGGTTTTTCGTCCCGTTATTTAACACGGTCTAACACCTTAAAATTATGAAGTAATATAAATTCATTACTGTCATATGAATTGCAGTTTAGCTATGATAGTTATCAACGGTTAAGTCAAAAAAATATCCGTCAAAACGGGAGGTCGGCAGTGTTGAAGTTAAACAGCTCTTTATCGTCATCCTTATAGGGCAGTCTTGTATTGTTAGCGCCCTTACTGTCCTCTTTGGTGTCGGAATCGTACATTGTAAATGTACTGCTTGTAGCATTGTCAAATTTAGTATATTCTCCTGTCCATTTTAACACAACGTCACCGGTTTCGCCATCACGATTTTTTGCTATTATTATTTCAGCCTTTTCAGGATTTTTAGTTTTGTCGTAATAATGCTCGCGATATATAAACATTACTACATCCGCAACTTCTTCAATAACACCGGTTTCTCTTAAGTCACTTAATTGTGGTCGCTTGATTCTTCTTGCCTCAACTGCCCTGCTAAGCTGAACAAGTAATATCACGGGACAGTCAAGCATTTTTGCCATATTTCTTATATTTCTCGCGTTAGCTGAAATTTCAAGCCTCTCGTTTTTGCCCGGCACATACATTTCTGTAAGATGGTCAATTATAACAAGACCGAGTTTGCCGTGCTTCAGCTTTTCTTTCCTCGCCTTACTTATCATTTCGTTAAAAGCTATGCCAGGAGTATCATCAATTACAAGCTTAGCTCTTTTTACAGTATTTTTAACGTTCACCATTTTGTTAAATTCCTCGTCTGTCATATTACCTGTTCTAAGCTTTTTACTGTTTATAGCAGATCTACCTGACAGTATGCGTTCAACAACCTTTTCCTTGCTCATTTCAACTGAAAACATAATTGTCGGTAGCTGGTAGTGCAAGGCTACTTTATCAGCTATCTGAATTGCAAGGCTTGACTTTCCCATTGCAGGTCTTGCGGCAATAACTATTAAGTCTTTTTTTCTAATACCAAGAAGCTTATCGTCAAGAGCGCCAAAACCTGTTTGAAGTCCCTGTTTTTTGTCTTTATTCGCAATCCTTTGTCTTATGTCCTCTATTACGTTTTCAGTTATTTCCGCAATATCTTCAACGTTGTTTTGCTGTTTAACCCCAAGCTCTATAAACCTATTTTCGGCATACTGTAATATTTCTTTTACTTCAAGCTCGTTTTTGGAAGACATGTCAAATAGCTCTTGTGACGTTTTTGAAATACGTCTTAATTGTGACTTCTCAAAAACTATATTAGCATAGTGCTTTATATTGCCCGTTGTGGGAACTCCATTAGTTGCGCTTAAAAGATATTCCATTCCTCCAACGTCTTCAGCAACTCCCATTGTGCTCAACTTTTCAAACACAGTAACAATATCTACAGGATTGTCTTCTATCCATAAAGACGTTACCGCATCAAATATTTCCTTGTGGTTCTTGCTGAAAAAGTCATCAGGTGTAAGAATTTCATAAGCAACAGGAATTGTGTCACTGTCTAAAACTATACACCCAATTAAGTTTTTTTCAGCCTCTATGTTGTTAGGCAAGTCCGTTACAATTCCTTTCATAGATACTCCTTTTAGAATGTTATCATATTAAGCTCTAACCGTATTTCATCAACAATATTCGCAATGAACTCAGTATTATGAATATCATTTCCTGATAATTCTTTTGCGTGCCTTATCGCTCTTTCAACTCTACTCGGCAATGTCCCGAAGTCTTTTGCTATTTTTGTGTATAAGCTTGTCATGTGGTTAATGTTTTTGCAAAGTCGATCTGCTTGTCTTCGCTTTTATGTTCTTCTGTTTTTCTTACCCTGCGAAATCTTAACTCAGTTTTTAATTTGTCCATGTCACTCTCATTAATTTTAAGAAAGTCTTCAACCGGAATTACAATGTTATTGTCTTCAATTTGATACATGAAATCGCCTCCAAGTTTTATTGTTTTGTCTGGCTTTCACCAGTTAAGTCTTCACCTTTAGATTTCTGCTTTTTGTGGTATTTAGTCCATTCGTCCCACAAAAGCTCACCGCGAACCATTCTTGGGTCTTCAGGAAACGGGTGATTGTCATTCCACTGCTTATCGTGTGCTGCCCAGTATGCATCCTCCTTTTCTTTTTGTTTTTTCATTTCTTCCCGTGTTAGCGGTTTCTGTTCTTTAAGGTGCTCATAAGGGTCATAAGGTGAAACAAAATCTGCTAACTGTGGAATAAAGTTATGCCTGTCTTCTTTTCCCTTAACGTGTTCTTTTAGTTTTCTCACCGCCTCGCCGTAAGTTACGTCTTCAAGCATCTCGTGCCACCAATCTGCTTTCTGTTTGTTAGCTGTAAAATTATCATAACTACTCTTGATAAGTTTAAATAATTCAATTACTTCATCTCTCTTCATGCAACCATCCTTTCTTTTTAGCACATAAACTATATGTTATCCCAGTCTATTTCTTTGCTCTTTTTACCTGAAGGCCTCAGCATTTTTTCTTGTATTTTGTCCCAGTGCTTTCTTAAGCTCGTTGGGCTTTGAATAACTGTCCCCCAAAAATCATCGTCTTTATATACAAAGTCAAGTATAGCTTTCAATTCATCAACCTTTCTTTTATCGACTTCAAATATAATTCTCATTGTGTCAGCCCAGCCTTGCATAGATTTAATATTGTCTTTGGGTACTTTTCGCATTGGACTAAACTCAATCATTCTTTTTCTTAAATACATGGCTGAACGATAGTAAATGTTTTTTTCGTCATACTTAATTTCCTTTTTACCTCGTGGCGGATTTCCGCCACAGAGAGTATTAATATTATTATTCTTATCCTTCTTATCTTTCTTTACATTCTTGTTTGTGTCCACCTTGCGTTTACCTTGTGGGGTAGCTTCCGTTACCTGGGCGTTACTTTCATGCACATCAACTCCTTGGTAAAGCCCGTAATTTACTACGTTATAGTGCGTTTCTCGGGCGTTACCTTTATCGTATATTTCTATAAGTTCGTTTTCGATAAGCCAGTTAAGAATATCGCTTATCGTTTTTTTGTTTGGTATCCTAAAAATACCTCTTTCGTACCACCCTACCCACTCGGCAATTTGCATCATTGAAGTAAGACGTTCACCCCTCTTGATTAATTTTGTGCCTTTGCCATAAGGGATTCTTGCACATTTACTGTTGGCTTCCAGTATCAGCCTTTCAAAAACACGAAGATACAGAGGTGGTTTTGAGTATATGTCTTTAAGTGTTATATCCCTATATAGTTTCACCCATCCTTTTATGTCAATCACCCACCAAATCAAATATTGACATCTGCCTTAAGTGTCCGTTTATTCTGTCAATAGCCTTTTTGTATTCTTTAACGTTCATCTCGAACCCTATATAATTTCTATTGTTGTTAATGCAGGCAATAGCAGTTGTTCCGCTTCCCATAAAGCCATCGAAGACAATATCTCCTTCCCGGCTATGTTTTAGAATACATTTTTCTATGATGCTTAATGGTTTTTGGTTCTGGTGTATCTGCTTTTCCCCGCTCACTCTGTCTGCATACCACACGTCTGAAATTCTCTTACCATGGAATTTGGCACGCCCTTTGTTCACAAGGAATATAAGCTCGTACTGTTTACCAAACTGTGCTTCAAGGTCTCCAGCAGTCCAGTTGTTTTTAACCCATACAATCATATTGCGCATGGTAAAATGTTTTTCGAGTTCCATTTTAAAAAAGTCAACCCTGTCTGCATTGCAAAACATATACATGGCGGAGTCGTTTTTTAAAATTCTATGACATCCATGAATGTAGTCAGTTATTAACTGTCTGTTTTCATAGCTGTCATTCTCAATAACACTACAGAACTCATGGTTTTTGTCGGCTCTATGATTTGTTTTATAACCCGTAAGGTATGGAGGGTCACAGATAACCAAGTCAACAGACTCGGGTTCAATGTCCTCCATGCCTATTATGCAGTTACCAAGATATATTCTGTTAAGCTCCAGCATTAGTCTTTCCTTTCTATTTGTGCAATTTTATATCTTGTATAGGTTGTATCCTCAACTGTGTAACCCTTCCTGCTAATTTCTTTACCGGTTATAAGAAAGTTTCCGACACATGCCTTAAGTCTGTCTCCTAACCTTTTTTTAACATGCCTGTCAATATCGTTGTATTCTCTTGCATATTCCTTAATTTGCTCTCTCCTCTCGAGCATTTCCGCAAATTCTTGGTCGTCTATAAAGTCTAGCTCGTCTCTGTTTATGTCGGGCAGACATATATGCTGGAATGGGCAATATTCGCACATATCAGGGTCGTCAACTTGTTCTGGCAATGTCTTGTTTTTAACACATTCCTCAACATATTCCGTCTTTTTTAACAGTGACTCCATATACTCAAGGTCAAGCTTTACAAGTATAAATTTAGGCTGGAACCGTGGGACTGACTTTAAATAGAAAAATCCCCATTCTTCTCCCTTGATGTACAT